AACAACGGAATGGTTACTTTCAACGGATTGCCAATCTTTATGGCTAACGGATTGCCAACTTCTTCAATGATGGCTACAACTACTTCTAACCTTTACTTCGGTTGTTCTTTATTGAGCGACACGCAAGAAGTTAGAGTAATTGATACATCTGCAACTTTAGGAGATGACAACGTTCGTGTAGTTATGCGAATGGCTGCGGGTACTCAGTACGGAGTTATTGAAGATATCGTAATTTACGGATAATCAACCTAACCAAAAATATAACGGGGTGGTGGATAAAACTACCACCCTTTTTTTTAACATTAAAAAACTAAAATAAAATGAGTTGCGATATTTCACACGGTAGATTAGAACCTTGTAAAGACGTAGTAGGCGGATTAAAAAACCTTTACGTACTTAATTACGGACACTATGACGAAACCGATATTACTTACGACACCGCGGTAGGTTACGAAGACGTAATTACTGCAATTTCTTTGAACCCGATTGCGCCTGCTACAACTACTTCGATTTACAAATTCGAACTTAAGGGTACAAACTCCTTCGAAACAACTATTACAAGTTCACGTGAAAACGGAACTACGTTCTTCGAACAAGTATTAAGCGTTCAACTTAAAAAGCAAGACGCGATTACTCACAAACAAGTTAAATTATTATCTTACGGACGTCCTAACATTATCGTTGAGACAAACGCAGGGCAATACTTTATCGCAGGTTTATTCCGAGGAATGGACGTAACTGCGGGAACTATCTCAAACGGAACTGCATTAGGAGATATGAACGGTTACGGATTGACTTTCACGGGTCAAGAAGCCGTACCTGCTAACTTCTTGGATTGCACAACCGAAGCACAATTACTTGTTTTGTTGAATAACCCAACACTTGTAACTAACTAAGAACTTTGTTTCATAACGTTAAGGGGGTGGCAACACCCCTTTTTTTATGCACAAAAACACGGATTCGGAGTTATAATAATATGATAGTAGTTAACGAAACTAACGTAAGCCAAACCTTTAATTTTATTCCGAGATACGGAACTCCCGTAACGTTGGAGTTAACGGGCGAAAACACGAATACAACGCAAGTAGTTGCAGGAACGTTTACCGCAGGGGATTACGTTTACAACTTTAGCGGAGTTTTACCCACGGAAGAAAACCAATTTTATTGGGTTGTAATTAAAGACGGAAGCGGAAACCTACTATTAAAAGAACGTATGTTTTGCACTAACCAACCAATAAACACATTCTCGGTTAACGACGGGCAATACATAAGCAATACAACAACTAACGACTTTATAATGTATGAGTAATAACGTCCACGTTTTACAATTAGCGGAATACCAACAACCCGTATTACAAGAAAACTCGCGCGACGCGTGGGTAGGTTGGGGAGAAAATAACGACTACTTCGATTACCTAATTGATAGATATACAAATTCAACCACAAACGGCGCGATAATAAACAACGTTTCGCGTTTGATATACGGAAAAGGTTTAAGCGCTTTAGACGCTTCGCGTAAGCCAAACGAGTACGCGCAAATGATGACTTTGTTTAGCAAAGATTGCGTACGTAGAATGGTATTCGATAGAAAACTTTTCGGTCAATTTGCGATCCAAGTACACTACAACGAAAAGCACGATAAAATTCTAAAGGCTTACCATATACCCGTGAATCTTTTACGCGCTGAAAAATGTAACGACAAAGGCGAAATAACGGGGTATTATTACTCGGATAATTGGAAGGAAGTACGTAAGTTCCCGCCTATGCGGATTCCTGCATTCGGACACTCAAAGGAAAAAATAGAAATAATGTTCGTGAAGCCTTACGGGGTTGGAATGAAGTATTATGCATATCCCGACTACCAAGGCGCACTACCTTATGCAGTTTTAGAAGAAGAAGTAAGCGACTATTTAATTAACGAAGTACAAAACGGCTTTTCAGGAACCAAAGTCGTTAACTTTAATAACGGAGTTCCTTCGGAAGAACAACAAGACTTAATTTCTCAAAAGGTATTAAGTAAATTAACGGGTTCTAAAGGTCAAAAAGTTATCGTTGCGTTTAACTCAAACGTGGAATCTAAAACAACCGTTGAGGATATTCCATTAAACGACGCGCCCGACCATTACACGTATTTATCGGACGAATGCTTACGTAAAATAATGTTAGGCCATAACGTTACAAGTCCTTTGTTATTTGGTATTGCTTCAACTAACGGATTTAGTTCTAACGCGGACGAATTACAAAACTCGTTTATCTTGTTTAACAATATGATTATTAAGCCGTTTCAGGACGAAATCTTAGAAGCGTTTGACAATATATTAGCGTTTAACGGAATATCATTAAAGTTATTCTTTAGAACATTAAAACCACTTGAATTTACCGATTTAGAAAACGCAACAACCGAAGAACAAGTAACCGAGGAAACGGGCGCAGACGCCACCGAACTTAAGTCTCAAAGTGTAGAAGAACAAATCGCATTAGCATTACAAGAATTCGGCGAACAACCCCAAGAAGATTGGTTATTGATAGACGAAGCGCCCGTAGATTACGACACGGACGAAGAAGAAAACAAAACACTTAAAGGCGAAAAATCTTTATTCTCACGTTTGGTAGAATTAGTAAATACGGGAATGGCTTTTCCTAACGCAAAGTCCGAACAAGACGAAGTAATAGACGGGGTTAAGTTTATTACTCGCTATGTTTACGAAGGCGAAGACGGCGGTAAAAGTGGGAAAATGCGTCCCTTTTGTAAGTTAATGAAAAGCGCTAAAAAGATTTACCGAAAAGAAGATATTTTACGAATGAGTAAAAGCGTAGTTAACGGATTTTACACTAACGCTGAAGGCCGTACAATAGGCTTTGGTAAAGGCGGAAACTTAACTTACGATTTATGGTTGTACAAGGGTGGTCCAAATTGCCACCACCGTTGGAATAAACAAGTTTACGCTCAATTCGATTCACGTTTTGGAATAGACGTTAATAGTCCTAAAGCTAAACAAATAGCCGTAAGAAAAGCGGAGAAATTTGGTTACAAAATTAAAAACAATTCACTTGTTTCGACACGTCCTATTGATATGCCGAACCGAGGATTTATAAACCCAAGATAATGGCAGAAGCATTATTAATAACTCGCGACGATTTAGTTCGATTTACCGCTACAAACGGAAATATGGACACGGACACTTTTATTCAATGGATTAAAGTTGCGCAAGATATTCACATTCAGCAATACACAGGAACGCAATTACTAGACAAAATAAAAACGGACATAGTAAATAATACCTTAGCGAATCCGTATCTTGACTTAGTGGAAACCTACTTAAAGCCTATGTTAATCCATTGGGCAATGGTTGAGTTTTTACCTTTTCAGGCTTATACAATCGCTAACAAAGGAATCTTTAAGCATTCAAGCGAAACCGCTTCAAATGTAGATAAAAACGAAGTGGATTTCTTAATAGAAAAACAACGTTATTTAGCACAAAACTACACCGAGCGTTTTATTCAATATATGGCTTTTAGTGGTAACACGTTTCCTGAATACTACACTAATAGTAATTCGGATATTTACCCTAACTCGGATTCAAATTATATGGGATGGGTAATATAAAAAAACCATACACGCCAAAAAAGGCAAACGTAATTAAACTAAAAAAACTTCTAATCAAATTAGAAAATGATAAAAATAAGTGAACTAACCCCAAAGGGTGCAAATTTACAAAATAGCGACTTGCTCGAAGTTTCGGTAACTACCGCAGACGGCTACGAATCTAAGTCCATAACAGGCGAAGAAATTATTAATGCTATTCCCGTTCCAAGTGTAAACCCAAGAACGCTTGAAAGTGTTAACGGTTCTAATTTAACGGGAACGACTAACCAAATAAGCGCTTCGGTGTTGATTCCTTCAGGAACTTTGGTTACTAATAATACAATTTACATTAAAAATTTACTAACGAAAACCGCAGGGACTACTTCTTCAAATGGTAGAATTTACATAAACACTTCAAATAGTTTAACGGGTGCAACACAAATCGCAACAGCTTCGGGGATGTCTGCTACAAATTACCACCAACGATTCGAACGAAACTTTTATTTTGACGGAACTAATTTATTTTGTTATTCTCCAAGTAATGGCGTGAGTTCGGATTTAGTACAAGGTGCAATATCTCTTTATTCGTTTAATCCTGCGGTTAATCACTACTTAATTTTTGCAGTTCAAAATTCAACAACGACACCCGACAATTTAGGGCACAAACGCGTAATAGTTCAAATATATGATTAATCTAACAACAATTAAAGGCGGGTTCGTAATGAACGAACTCGAATACCTATTCGAAGGCGAAGCGGAAATTTTAAGCGAAACTCAAGCGCACGTTCCAACCGATAAAGGAATAATTTTATGCGATATTTCGATGTCAATTAACGAAAACACGTACGAAAATATAAACGACTTCTTAAACGCTTTATATGCTTAACCACTTACGCGGACTTTCATTACTTTATTACATACTATCTTACACGGGTGTTTTGGTAGCCTTATTTGAAGCGCCTTATATTTTTTTCAAACTATTTGCATTAGGCTATGGGGTGTTTTTGACATTCCAACTTTTGAACTATTACCACAATGAAAACTAAACTACTTTTATTTTTAATTTCGCTACTTTCAATTCTTGCACCCGTTAAAGGAATGGTATTAATTACAATCCTATTTATTTGGGTTGATTTATGCGCAGGGATATGGCGAAGTAAAAAATTAAAGTTGCCTTTGCGTTCACGTGGATTAGCTCGTACGATTTCTAAAACCTTACTTTATGCGGGTGCGATTGTTTGCGTTTTCTTCCTTGAAAAATACGTTCTCGAAGATTTAATCGGATTGTTCGTAAGTGTGGATTTAGTGTTAACCAAGGCTTTTACATTTTATTGCGTTTTCACGGAGTTAAAAAGCATTAATGAAAGTTACTTTGACGTAACGAAAAAAGACGTTCTAAAGTCATTTAAGGAGTTTATAACTGCTAAAAAACAAGAATGGGATGAGTTCAAATAAACTAGACATTCAAAAAATAGTCCAACACCGACTAAAAAAAGGTCAGTTCTTCGAAGAAGTAAGCGACAAGACGCAAATATATTTACACCATACCGCAGGGAATGGAAACGCTGAAGGTGTCGCACGTTTTTGGAATAGTAACGAATCTCAAATAGCAACGGCCTTCGTAATAGGAGAAAACGGAACGATCGTACAATGCTTTTCTAGTAAGCATTGGGGTTGGCACTTGGGAATAGATAACGAAGACTTTTCGCGTATGGGTTCGAAATATAAGAACCTGAATAAATTAAGCGTAGGTATCGAGGTATGTAATTGGGGAATGCTCAAAGAAAAAAACGGCAAGTTTTATAATTACGTTGGTGGGGTTGTTAATCCGTCTTACGTTACCACTTTGGAAGAACCTTACAAAGGTTACAAGCATTGGTATAGATACACGGACGCACAAATAGAATCTACACGCCAACTCGTAGAATACCTTTGCGAAACGTACGGAATCCCGAACACCTATCGTAAAGAAATTTGGAGTTTAGATAAGGCAGCCTTCGACGGCGAAAAAGGAATCTTTACTCACAACTCAGTTCGAAAAGACAAAGCGGATATTTATCCGTGTCCGAGAATGATTAAAATGTTACAAAGCCTATGATTCGTTTATTTGCATTTATATGCGTTTTAACGCTACTTTCGTGTTCGAGTGAACGCAAGGCACAATACCACTACCGAAAAGCGCTTAAACACGGCTTAAAGGTTGTTAACGATAGCGACACGATACGAATAACTACTTTGGATTCGTTCCCCGTAATAAAAAACGATACAATAATTTGGGAAAAGTTTATAACAACTAAGGACACAATCGTAAATTTTAAGAACGTTTACGTGCCTAAAACGAAGTGGCAAACACGAATAGAATATAAAGAACGAGTTAAGACCTTACGAATAGAAGGTAAAACAAAATGGAAGACCGCGAAGGCCGTTCAGGTTGTTAAATATCGAACTTCGTGGTGGTTAGTTTTGGTTGCTTTTGTAGTTGGTTTTGTTCTTCGGTTTATCCTGAATAGCACTTTTATTTCGCGAGTTCGACTTTTCTTCCGATATTTCGGGCAAATTTAACGTTATGAATTTAATTAAACACGGACGTAACGTCCACGAATTGCAACTTGACGGCAAACAAGTTCACGTTGCTATGCTTAGCGACTTACATTGGGATAACCCTAAATGCGATAGGCAACTACTTAAAAAGAATTTAGACTTTTGTAAAGAAAATAATATACCCGTAATTATAAATGGAGACTTCTTTTGCTTAATGCAGGGACGCGGGGATAATCGACGCAACAAATCGGACATTAGACAAGAACACAACAACGCGCGTTATTTAGATTCGATCGTTGAAACGGCTTCGGAATGGTTTAAGCCTTATGCAGACGTTATTAAGGTAATAGGATACGGTAACCACGAAACGGGAGTAATTAAATACCAAGAAACGGACTTACTTCAACGCTTTGTAGATTTACTTAACTACAAATGTGGTTCAAATGTTCAGACGGGCGGTTATGGCGGTTGGGTAATTATTCGGCAAATGTTCCACGGGAACGCACAAATAACAACTAAGGTTAAGTATTACCACGGAAGTGGTGGTGGGGGTGTAGTTACCAAAGGCGCGTTAAACCTTACTAGAGCGTTAGAAATGTACGAAGATTTTGATGTTTTCACTATGGGACACATTCACGAAAATAGTTCGCGAAACGATGTTAGGGAAACAATTAAGCACAACGCGAAAATGGGTTACTCAATTAAACAAAAGCAACTCCACTTAATGTTAACAGGCACGTACAAAGAAGAATACGGGGAAGGTGCATATGGTTGGCACGTTGAACGTGGCGCACCACCAAAGCCATTAGGGGGTAGAATTCTTAAAATCGAATGCAAAGAAGTTGATAAGTTAATAGTTAAGAATATCGATAGTTTCAAATTTCCTTTGTAAGTTTGCTTATAGCGTTTTTAATTAGGGGGTAGAAATACCCCTTTTTTAGTTTATAGGCTTATTTTATTAGGCTTTCCGTAAGTTTATGCGCTTATTCCTTATTTAGAATCATTATAAATTATTGAAAAGTAAAAAAAATTTGTTCAAAAGTTTGGTAGATTGAAACTTAGTGTTTATATTTGCGTATAGTTATTCACTAAACAATTAAAAAAAAGCTATGAAAACAGTAAACGATTTAATTTTACACATTGTACTAAAGTACGAACAAGAGTTAAAAGAAAACTACGAAGAATTCCGCGACGCATTCGGGCACACGGACGAAGCAACTAAAAACGCTTGGAGGGAATGGAACACAATGCAAGAATTATTAACCCGATTAAATTTACAAAATGAAACGATTTAGAGAATTTTACAACGAATTAGACAA